CAATAAGTTACGCTTATTTATGTTTATTGGCTACCGTTTATGTTGTTTCTTGTAATTTCAATGAAGTTACAATTTTTATTTTATATTCCTACATCAAAGTATTATTAATTTAAAACTAGATATGTGTAAAACAATTTTGGAAAGTAATGTTAATTTCTTTTGATGTTTTGGAAGTGTTAAATTAAATCTATTAAAGAAAAGGGAATGGCAGCCCCTACACCCTTCTTCTACCGCGTAGGATTAGACCCTGTTTTAACATGGATAAAAAGGATTTAGAAAGTTGATATTATAGGAAAATTTTGTTTAGGATATCTTGTTTTATTTTGAGGTATTTTGAGATGATTTTATTTTTGGTTCTTATTTCTGTTTGAACTACCGCACGCCGGTTTAAGGTTTTTAGGGATTCTTTTTAGGATTACTTAAGAAACACTTTGTGTTCGTAGCGCTTAAGTAATTCGTCGATATTAAAATAAAACAATTAAATAATTTTACTGGTTATGTAGGCTGAAACCCGCCTATCAACGTTCAGCATGGACAAGTATTTAAATAAAAAAAATAAATTACGTGAAGAGCATATGTTTGTGGTTAAAGAGAGAACTAAGGATAGTACCATTTATTGGTATTTAAATTTTGGTGCCTCGGAATTAGTTAGAATATCTTTAGGAGAGTTTAGAAATATAGATAAGCCGTGTGTGAGTTTTAGAGGACAATTAGTTAAATTCGTTGGAGTTACTAGAGTTAGAGCTTTAGAAATTTTTAAAAATTTAGTTTTCTTTAGAGAGTCTTTATTTGATTCCGTGTGTGATTTGAAGGATGGTTTGTCTGTTTTTGTGTCTATTTTGAAAGGAGTAGGTAAGATGTCTAAGGTTGTTAGTCATTGTGGATTTCTAGATGTTGTTAAGTTTTTGTTTAATAGTGTGCAGTGTGTTCAAGATTTTAATGTAGTAAATATATCACATTTGTTGATTGATTTGTATAGTTTGTATATGAAGGTATCAAACACAGATGTATTATTTAAGAAAGAAAGTATTGAGCATATAGCACTAGCTACTTTATGTATGATGTTGCCTGAGGATTTAGGAAATATCTTTAGAAAGTTAACGTCGTTCACGAATATTAAAATGTTAGACACGCCTAATATGTTTATTGATTTTGTAGGTGTTTTGTTAGAATTTTGTGTAAAGTTGTTGGATTATATTCCCTTTTTAAGTGAAGATTTACGTG